TGCAGGATCACTTATCTGATGACCTGCGTACAATTCCTGCTGAATCGTTTTGTTCAATAGATCAAAACGCTTGTCAAAGTCATTGCTGTTCAGTTGCTGAATTTCAGCAGACCTGTCTCTGGAATCTGCAAAGTTCAGAAGAATGCTGTTGGCATTGTCTGTGCCTGTGAACTTGGCCTTCACCATCCGTTCAATTTCTTCCTGTTCTTCAGCAGTTGGAATGCCTGCATTGAAGTTGAGCAATGTTCCTGCCATGAAACCATTGCTGATTCCCTTGTTGAAATAGTCAGAGACCTTTCTGTCCAAGTCAATGTAATTGATGGCACCAAGGTATGATGGCAATGGATAGTATTGGCAGTTAGGCTGATAGCTTTTCACATACAGTAACTGCTTGCCACCTGGTTCCTTCCAATTGAATGCTTCTATCTTTTCAACTTCTGGATTGTACTTTGACCAATCATCGCTGTAATAGTAACAATAGCCATCATCAGAGACACGATACTTTGCGAAATCAGCGTGATAGATGGCTGCAATATTTTCACCTATACTGTCATAGATAACTTCTAACGCATAGCCGCCATAAAGTTCCAAGTCATGTGCAACTTTGACCAAGATGTCATCCAAGGATTCATATGGATTTGGATGTTTCACGAATTGGTCCATCTTAGCCTTCATCACAGTTGTCATTCCATCTGTGTCAATGGACCATCCACGGCCACACACATAGTCACGTTTACTGTTGATGATGGCATGATGCTTTGCGCTGTTCCTGTACAATTCCAGAAGAAAGTCAGGATAGCGATTTTTGTATTCGCCTTCCGAACCATACAGAATCCAATCCTTGCCACGCTGTTCCTTAAATTCTGGAACCACGTTTGCTTCAAAGTTCAATATTGATAAGCTATTCGCCATAGACTGTATAAGTTTGGTTGCCACCTGTGTACACTTCAGATGGTGCAGGTGTGCCGATGACCTTCACGATTCCCTGCTCCAACAATGACAGACCTGTTGGATCAAGATTTGATGATGAACTGTTCGCGTAAATGTAGTAACGCCATTGGCCATCATTGCCTAACTTCACTTCACCTGCTGTTGGTGTTGGTGTACCGGAACCAACTTCCGTGATTTCAAACTGATTGAATCTGTTCGGGAATGCAGATGTGTCCTGTGCCACGCAATATTGCACACCTTCTGTTGTATCTGATTTCAATTCAAACAGATAGTATGTTGCCGTGCCATACTCTGTCAATGTCACAGCCACTTCATTGGTGCTATTTCGTTCGATGTTTATCACACCGAAAGAACAACATATTCAATGTCCACATCTGCTGTGTCAGCTTGTGCGCTGATGTTGTCGATGTCTACGAATGCGCTGAATGCACCTGGAGTAGAATCTGCATCCATGCTTCCTGTAGACAGCATGAATGTGGCACCTGCGTCAACTTTTACGTCTGCCGTTGCGCCTCCACTTTTCTTGAAACGGACACGGAGAAAATTGGTGTTGTCCAAGTTCGTTATTCTGATATACTTTATTGAACTTCTGACAAACTTGCCCTGTCCATTATCGCTGTTCAATTCAATCAAATCAATTTCATTGGAAGAATCGACAGTCATCACACGCCTGTCAGCTTCTGCAATGTTTTCAATTGTACGTGTATGTGAACCGCCACGATCAACGCTACCCAATGTCAGACCTTCTGAAATGGTGATTGTTGCCGTGCTTGGTGTTACTGTACTTGCCATGTTTGTTGTGCTTTCTTCTAAATAGCAAATGGTTCAGATTGTGCCAAAACGCAGAAAGGTGCAGCAGAAACGCCACACCCTTCACACAGAGAGAGAAAAGAAAATTTCTTAGTTGCTGATTGTTGCAATCATATCGTCAACAGTTCCTGTTGCAGGTGTTAACTTCAAGGACATTGCAGGTTCCATTCCAGAGAATGTCAACGTGTATCCTTGCAGGTCACCAAATGCTGTTCCTGTTGCTGCTGTTCCGGCAGTTATTTCAAGACCATTTGACCTTCCAACAACAAACGTGTTTGGTGTTTCGTCATTTGTTGTGTACATAATCACAACACGATTCTGCGCCAACAGTTTGATTTCGTCACGTGTCGCAGTTGCCAATTTTGGAAGAACAACAGTTACTTCTGGTGCCATGTAAACAGTTCCATTCTGGATGGATGCTGTGATGGTTTCCGTTACTGCTGATGTTTCCTTCAGTTGCTCGTACGAATAGAACACCTGTGATGCAGATGCAAACGCTGTGATGTCTCCGCCACTAACTGTTTCACCTAATGATTCGTAATCAGCCAATGTTGCAATGTACAATTTGGAAATTCCACCTACACTGTCCCTACAAGGCAGCGCAAAATTTTGTGTGAGAGGGCAGCTCATTTGCTAATTGTTTTTTAAGTTATGGTGATGGCATTTCTGCCACCACCTTTGAATCAATTCAACGCAATCCTTAGATTGCTACTTTACCAACTTGGTCTGGATAGGCAACTTGTGTTCCCATGATAAATTCACAGGCAACACGGATTGTTCTGTTGTCCTTAGAATACCAAACTTCAAGGTTGCTTGAATCTTCTTCAAGATCAAGACCAAGAACAAGGTTGCTCAAAGATGCACCATAAACACCATTATGTCCTGTCAATCCGTTCACACCGATCACTTCGATGTTGGTTCCTGGATACACCATTCTGAATGGATCGAAATCAGACTGATAAGATGCGAGTTGTCCGCCACCGCTTGTCAATCCGTTTCCAGAAAGCAATGCTGCTGCAAGTAGTCTGAATTTATCAAGACCAACAAAGATTTTGAAATCTGGCTGTGCTGCTGCTGCTGATGGTGTTAATGCGTAAACACGCTGAATTGCTTCAACCATGTCACCAATTTCCAACGAAGTCAAAACACTTGAATCGTATGCTGCTGTGTTGCAATCTGTGAATGATGCAGTTGGAATCAATAGACCATCGAACATTGCAAGATTGCCTGCTCCAGGTGTTGTGTCATCACCTTGCCAGATGATTTTTTCAATTTCATCTTGGATTTTCTCAACAAGATAGTTGCTGAACATTTCTTCGAATGGCATTGAATCTTGGATTGCTCCAGGTGCCAATTGGCTGCGAAGATAGAATCCTTCCAATTTCTTTGGACAAAATTCCATGTTGATTTGTACGTGCTTCGCATTGATGTTTCTTTGCGTGAATGTCACATCGTTTCCTGTTGCATCAAATGAACAGGTTGCTCCAGATTGTGCCATGACCGCATCCACATCCATCAAGTTCAGAGCAGTCTCGCCCTTCACTCCTGTCTGCTTGGTAATTAGTTCAGCAGTTCGTCCACCTGCCAATGCTTTGGTCAGTAGTGGAAAATTTTGTTCTTCAACATAGGCTGATAAGCCTGAAGTATCAAATGCCATGATTTTTGTTTTTTATGGTTTTAATTTCTTGTTTACTTCTTCAACGCTTTTCTCATCTTCTCCACGATGTCAGCATCAGATGTTGCCTTTGCGAATGGATTGTTGACCTTCTTGGTTGGTTCAACAGATGGCTTTGCTGCCATCTTCTCCACGATATCTGTGATCATGCCAATGGCTTTTTCCATTTCATCGAATCTGGAATTGATGCCTTCAATCGCTTCAGCAGATGCAAAGTTGTGTGCTGCAAGAACATAAGCAGCAATTGCCGACATCTTCACATCCACATCTTCGGATGCCATTTCTTCCTTTTCTTTTTCTTCAGCCTCAACTTCTTCTTCTTCAACTTCTTCTTCAGCTTCTGGTGCCATCACTTCAACAATAACTGCACCTTCAGTTCTAATGATTGTGCCATCTTCCAATTCATGATCACCATCTGGTGCGTCAATTTCATTGGCTGCTTCGTCAATTACTTTGACAACTGCACCAACTTCAACAGCAGGTTCAACACGTACAATGGTGCCATCAACTAACTTGGCATCCAAGAATGCAGCTTCAACTGCTTCTTCTGTTGTTTCAACCGTCTCTGTTGTGTCATCTGATCCGAATAACACCTTCTTGATTTCTGGCAGTTTGTTGCCAACCAATTCTGAAATGTTCATAGTTGTGCTTTTTTGTTAAATAGAAAAATAATTGATGTGTGCCACTTACTTCTGAATTGCATCAATGACTGCATCAATCACTTCCTGGTCCATAGTCATTTCCTTGTCTTCTCTAAAGATGCCTTCAACGGAGAATCCTTTCAAAGTATAGCCATCATCTTCCTTGATTTTCTGCCATACTTCATCATTCTCCACACGCATCGAACCGAACCAACTGCCTTGTGGAACATCTTGGAATCCTTCCGGAACACCTTTGACATCATCAACAATCCATGATTCAAAAATGAAGACATCATCCACAGGTGTTTCATGCATTTCATTGACAGCTTTGGTCAATCCATTCTTCATGAATTTGTATACAATTTTGCGAATCACATCTGCTGTAAATACAACATACCATTCTTTATCATCCCATCTTCTGTAAATTGGAAGCGATGCGATCATGAAAGGACCCGTGATGATACGCTTTTCTTCGTCCTTTACTCTGAACTTGTATGGTTCCTTCACTTTGCTGAACGCCATGAAGTCACGTTCAATTGCAGGTTCATCCACTAAGCTGACGAAATCCACGCCACTTTCATCATCATCATCTATGGTCAAATAGACCAAAGGAATCTTTTTGTCTTTTTCCATTGTTATCCTGTTAGGCCAAATGTGGCTTGATTTTGTATTTGCTGAATGTTTTCTTGTGATCCCGACAGTTGTGATTCCACAACGAATGCTTGGACAGGTGCCAACTGTGCTGCATCTGCATTTACCAATTCTGTTGTGTTGGTTGTGACAGGTGCAACTGATGGTGCTGATGGTCCACTGATTCCTGCTGTGACATTGCCGCCACCTGGTCCAGGAACACCGCTTAAAATTTGCTGTGCTTGTGCAACTGCAGCCACAACTGAACCAACCATTGTTGCAATATAGGCCACTTGCAAGAAAGGTGTTGCAGGTGTTGGTGGAGTAGATGCTGCACCTGTTGCACCTGCAATTGCTGTTGATATTGCCACAGCCGTATTGATTGCCAATTCTGCCAATGCGAAACCTTTGGCTGCTGCCACACCTTCTTCGCCTTGCTGTTCCAACAATGCTGCAATCTGACCTAATGCGCCTGCCGTTGCCTGTGCTGCTTGAATTTTTGCATTCTTAACCATTTCAGCCTCAAGTTCAGCCAATGAAATCTGCTTGGCTGCGTATGCTTTCTGCAATGCAATCATCCTTGCATTGTTCTGAATTTGATCTTCCGTTATACCTTCATTGTTTGCCATCAGAAATTCACGCAATGCTTTCTGATGTTCAGCATATTCATTGTCAAGGTCAATTCGCTGTTGGTAAAAACTTGCATACTGTTCACCATACAGACCTTCCAATGTGAATATTTCAGCCTGTA